AGATGCGTTCATTGTTGAAAAGAAGGCGGCAGGTTCGCCGCTGATTCAAGAACTGCGCAGGATGGGTATACCGGTGCAGGAGTTCACACCGTCACGGGGTAACGACAAGATTGCCCGTATGAACGCGGTGTCTGATCTGTTTGCCTCGGGTAAGGTGTGGGCACCCGACACGCGTTGGGCGCGAGAAGTCATTGAAGAAGTAGCAGCGTTCCCGGTCGGCGAACATGATGACTACGTCGATACCACCACACAGGCGCTCCTGCGATACCGGCAGGGCGGGTTCATTTCATTACCAACTGATGCAGAAGACGAGCCTGCGCTATTTCGCCGCAGGCAGTTTGCTTATTATTAAGGACTACGGATGATTGGTTCTACTTTTATGTATTACGAGCGGGCTATGCCGCCGGACTTTTGTGACTACGTTATCAAGAGTTTGGACTGGGCGCACGCTGGGATTGGCACAACACGGGAAGAATCCGGCGCGGAATCTACAAGACTTCGCAGGGTTAAGATTTTGCCGGAGCACTTAATGTCTCCGCTTGGTTCGGTCTGCAAAAACTACATGATCGACGGCAACAGCAGAACACAGTGGAGCAAGTCAATTTGCGGCTTCGACATCCCACAGATTCTGAAGTATGAGACGGCGGACCACTATTGGTGGCATCACGACGTGCTCCCGCCCGTAGATGGGAAGCAGCGACGTGTTTCGTTATGTATGTTGTTAAATGACCCGTCTGAGTTTGAAGGCGGACAGCTTGAGATTAAAGACAAGACTGACAATGCGCTAAAGAACAAAGGCGACATTATCGTGTTTGATTCAACCGCAATGCACCGGGTTGCGCCTGTAACTAAAGGTGTTCGCATCTCGGCTGTGTGCTGGGCTTACGGATTTTACGAGGAGTAATCATGGCTATTGACAAGGCGTTGTATCAAGCTCCACAAGGTTTGCCTGCTGGGGAAGACGATGATGAAGGCATCGAGATTGAGATCGTTGATCCAGAGGCTGTGCACATCGAAGGTCCGGGCTTTGAGATCGACATCGAGAAAGGTGAAGATGTTGAAGACTTCAACGCTAACTTGGTTGACGAGTTGCCAAGCGACGTGTTGGAGACGCTGGCAAGTGATCTACAGGACGACATCAACAACGACCTAGCGGCACGCAAGGACTGGGAAGACACATACAAAGAAGGCTTGACGCTGTTGGGTCTGAAGTATGAGGAGAGGACAGAGCCGTGGAATGGGGCCTGTGGTGTATTTCATCCGATGATCACCGAAGCCGTGGTGCGGTTCCAAGCAGAGACAATCACCGAGACTTTCCCTGCTTCCGGTCCTGTGAGAACCAAGATCATCGGCAAAGAGACGCCGATGAAGAAAGAAGCAGCGGATCGTGTAGAAGAGGACATGAACTACCAGTTGACTGAAGTCATGGTGGAGTTCCGTCCAGAGCATGAGCGCATGTTGTGGTCACTGCCTGCCACCGGCAGCGCGTTTAAGAAAGTCTATTACGATCCGAATATAGAGAGACAGATTTCTATGTTCGTGCCAGCAGAGGACATCATCATTCCTTACGGCACAACAGAGTTGTCGAGCTGTCAGCGCGTGACACATCGCATGCGTAAGACAGAGAACGAGATCATCAAGCTGCAGCAAGCGGGCTTCTATGCTGATATTGAGTTAAGCGAGCCGGTCAAGTTCAAGTCAGAGATTCAGGAGCGCAAGGACAAAGAGACAGGGTTCTCTGCGAGCTACGATGATCGGTATGAGTTGTATGAGTGCCACATCGACCTCGACTTGCCGGGGTTCGAAGATAAAGATGAAGACGGGCATGCGACAGGTATAGCACTGCCATACGTAGTAACGATGCTACGTGGCACAAATGACATTCTGGCGATTCGTCGTAACTGGAAAGAAGACGATCCGCTGAAGTTGAAGCGTCAGCACTTCGTGCACTACCAATACATCCCCGGCTTCGGTGCGTATGGCTTCGGTTTGTTCCATCTGATTGGTGGCTACGCACGTAGTGCTACCAGTTTGATGAGGCAGTTGGTTGATGCGGGCACGCTATCTAACCTGCCGGGTGGTCTGAAGAGCCGTGGCCTGCGTATTAAAGGTGATGACACACCGATTGCGCCGGGTGAATGGCGTGATGTTGATCTTGGTTCAGGAGGTATTCGTGACAACATATTGCCGCTACCTTATAAAGAACCGTCAGCAACTCTCTATCAACTCCTCGGGACAATTGTTGAAGAGGGTCGCCGGTTCGCAGCGACAGCCGACATCCAAGTGTCCGATATGTCAGCTAATGCTCCGGTTGGAACGACGCTTGCGATTCTCGAACGAACACTCAAAGTAATGAGCGCCGTGCAGGCGCGTGTGCACTATTCGTTCAAGCAAGAACTCAAACTGTTAGCAGGCATCATTCGTGACTACACAGATGATGATTACAACTACGAGCCTGACACCAACCCAGCAGCACCGAAGGCGAAGAAGTCTGACTACTCCCATGTAGACATCATTCCGGTGTCTGATCCTAACGCAGCGACAATGTCGCAGCGCGTCGTACAGTATCAAGCAGCTCTTCAGTTGGCGCAGCAAGCGCCACAGTTATATGACCAGCCTGCACTACACCGACAGATGTTAGAGGTGTTGGGTATCAAGAACGCAGCCAAGCTGGTGCCGACTGACGACGACCGCACGCCACAAGACCCTGTGTCTGAAAACATGAACGTGATCAACTTGAAGCCGGTCAAGGCGTTCTTGTATCAGGATCACGAAGCGCACATCCGCGTGCACATGGCGGCGATGCAGGACCCGTTGATTCAGCAGCTTGCAGGGCAGAACCCACAGGCCCCGATGATTCAACAGGCGATGCAGGCGCACATCATGGAGCACATCGCGTTTGCATATCGTCAGAAGATCGAGCAAGCGTTGGGTGCTGATCTACCGAAACCTGATGAGAAGATGGCACCAGCCGTTGAGATTCAACTCTCCCGTCTCGTTGCACAAGCAGCACCAATCGTGTTGCAGAACAGCCAGAGCCAAGTGGCACAACAGCAGGCGCAAGCCGCTGCACAACAAGCAGCACAAGACCCAGTCATCCAGATGCAGCAGCAGGAGCTGGCTTTGAAGAAAGAGAAGCAAGACAGCGACGCAGCCATCGCACAGGCCAAGCTGAAGCTCGAAGAAGAGCGTCTGCAGGCAGACATCATGTTGCGTGGCATGCAGACCGCAGCGAAATCAACAATCGACTATGAGCGCATGATTGCTGATAACGAGCGTGAAGGTGTTCGCATCGGTGCGGACATTGCCGATAAACGGGCTAATCGTGCCCGCAATAATAGGGAGAGTGAATGAAGGATATGAACCCACGTAGTTTCGTGGAGACCCTGCGGGACATGATCCGCAGGGACATGAATAACTACGCTGATGATCTCGCAGGCGGTGCCTGTGCCGACTTTTCGCAGTACCAAAAGCTCTGTGGGGTAATTCAAGGTCTAGCCCTTGCAGAGCGTCATTTACTCGACCTTGCTGACAAAGTGGAGAAATCCGATGAGTGAACTTATCCTGCCAGACTATCTGGCAAAACTACAGCAGCATGAAGCTGAACCTGTAGAACCGGCACCAGAGGAGGGGCAAGAAGATACACGTGCTGTACGCGCTACACAGTTGCCCACCCCCTGTGGCTGGAAAATCCTTTGCGCAGTGCCTGACGTAGAGGACAAGTATGAGAACTCCATGATCGTCAAGGCAACAATGGCGATGCGGGCGGAGGAGCACTCAACCACCGTGTTGTTTGTTTTGAAAGTAGGTCCGTCGGCGTACAAAGACCCGGAGAAGTTCCCGGACGGTGCGTGGTGTAAGGAGGGCGATTTCGTGCTGGTAAGGGCTTACTCTGGCACGCGCTTCAAGATTCACGGTAGAGAGTTCCGCATGATCAACGACGATCAGGTGGAGGGTACCGTGCAAGACCCGCGTGGTTATACACGCGCTGCATAAGGAGAAGGACATGGCTGAATTCAAAGGCGAAGACTTCAAGTTCCCTGATGAAGTTACCGAGAAGAAAGAAGACATCAAGGCCGAGGACATCGAGATCGATCTTGAGTCCGAAGGTGAGATAGAGATTGAGGTCGAGGACGATACCCCTGTCGCTGACAGAGGCCGTAAGCCGTTAGACAAAGAGGTAGAAGACCCGTCCGAGGATGAGGTTGAGCAGTACAGCGAGAAGGTGCAGAAACGCATCAAGGAGCTGGCGCATGCCCGTCATGATGAGCGCAGAGCCAAGGAAGCCGCCCTGCGTGAGCGCGAGGAAGCTGCCCGTGCCGTCCAGCAGTTGCTGGAGGAGAACAAGCGGCTGAAGACCTACGTGTCAAGCGGGGAGCAGACCTATGCCACCGTCCTGAAAGAAAAAGCGGAAGCCGAGCTTGAAATGGCCCGCCGTCGCTATAAGGAGGCGGCAGAGTCCTATGATTCCGATGCCATGCTTGCCGCACAGGAAGCACTACAGGACGCCAAGCTGCGGGTGATGCAGGCAGAAAATTTTAGGCCACCCCCTTTACAAGTTGAAAATGAACAGGTATATATTCAACCGCAGCAGCAACAAACCCAACAGCTCGACGAAAAGACCCTGCGCTGGCAGGCAAAAAACCAGTGGTTCGGCGTAGAAGGGTTTGAAGAAATGACTGCGATGGCAATCGGGATGCACACCCGGCTTGTCAACCAAAACGGGCCGGAATACGCCCGCACCGATGAATACTTCGAGCGGATCGACGCTCGCCTTCGTGAGAAGTTCCCCGAACACTACGGGGAAGAAAAGCGTGAGACGCCACGCGAGACTTCCACTAAAAAACCCCCTGCAACGGTTGTAGCGCCCGGCACACGCTCGTCCGGAGCAAAAAAGATCAGGTTAACGAAAACGCAAGAAGCGTTCGCTCGTAGGCTCGGTCTTACCAATCAACAATATGCAAAGGAAGTTTTGAAACTGGAGGCATCAAATGGTTAATCCCCGCACCCCCCGTGATGTTGAAACACGCGAAAAAAGCGCTCGATACGTTTATCAGCCGCCTAGCACTCTGCCTGATCCAACCCCTGAACCGGGCTATGGCTACCGTTGG